TTCGTGCAGCACCTCATGCACGAGATCGCGCTGGGCGTGGGCGTGCCAGAGGGCGTCCTGTTCGGCACCCAGGACTACAAGGGACCGAGCGTGCGCGCAGAATTCGCCGCAGCCGACCGAGTGTTTACGAACAAGCAGGGCGTGCTGACCGACAAGGTTCTCGACCCGATCAAGGACGCCGTGATTCTCGACGCCATTGCACGCGGCGAGATTCCTCCGCCTCCGCTTCTCGCGGGCGAGACTATGGTGCAGGCGCTACGCCGGGCGACGAAGGGCGAATGGCGCTTCCCGGCCAAGCTCTCAATCGACGTGGGCCGCGAGTCAGCGGCAAACATGAACGAAAACAGGCAGGGCGCAAAGTCGCTGCAAGAGATAGCGGCCGAGGAAGGCACCGACGCTTTTTCGCGGCTGGAGCAGATCGCAATTGAGGCCGGCTTCGTGAAGGAGCTGGCGGTGAAATACGGCGTGCCGGAGACGGCCATCCGGCTCACCACGACCTCACTTCCAAGCACGCCAGCGGCCGCGGCCGCAGCGGGCGACGCGGTGGGCGCAAGCGCAGCCGAGGCGCAGGCGGCGAGCGTCGCGGCGGCACCCGCCGCAATCGAGCCGGTTCAACAAGTGCAGAACGACGCGAATCTCGTGACGATCAACTTCGCCGACGGCTCCTATATTCCGACCGACGCGATGGCGGACAACGCACGGCGCGCGCTTGAGATCCGCGAGAAGAAGCCGATGTCACAGCGCGGCATGACGAGCGTGGGCATCGCCCGGGCGCGTGACCTCATAAACAAGCGGCCGATGTCCGAGGAAACCGTTCGCCGGATGAAAGCCTTTTTCGATCGGCACGAAATCGACAAGCAGGGCGAGACGTGGGACGAACAAGGCAAAGGCTGGCAGGCGTGGATGGGCTGGGGAGGAGACGAGGGCTATTCGTGGAGCACGGCCATCGTTGAGCGGCTGAACAAGCAGGCGGAGAAAAAAGACCTATCCGTCGCGGCCGCAGAAGTGCAGCATCAGTTCGCGCGCAACACGCCGCTCGCAGCCGAGGACTGGCTGGACGCGGTGCAGAAATACCGAGCGAAGCAGATGAACACGATTCAAGAGACGAAGCAGAGCGTCACCGGTGACCAAAGCATCATCGAGCTGAGCAAACCGAAGCGCAAAAAATAATTCCCATGATCCACACCCAGACCGAAATCGATAACCTCGTTGAGTTGGCCATCATCCAGCGCGCCGAGCTGAAAAAGCTGGTCGATTCGCTGCCGCAACTGCGCGACCACCTCTCGTCCGAGATCGAGCGCAACCTCGAAGAGATCGAGCCGGCGATTCGCAGCGAGCTGGAGCAGCTCGTCATCGCCCGCGCACAAGACGCGCACGCGCAATCCAGCGCGGCGCTGACCGCGAAGGTGGATGAACTCGGGAAGGCTTTGGAAGTCACGACGGCGGCGCGCTACTCGGTGCTCATGGCCGAGCGCGAGCAGAACGCGACCTTGTTGGCGCAGGCCGAGGCACGCATCGCTGAGGCTGCGTCGGCTTTGCCGAGCGCGGTCAAAAGCATCGTCACCGACGAACTCTCGCGCTTTCCGCGTGCCGGCGAGATCGACCAACTGCGGAAGGAATTTGCCGAACCTCGCGGGCTGAATCCTCGCGGCAAGTGGACGCCGAACGACACCTATCAAAAGTTGGACCTCGTGACGTTCAACGGCGATTCGTTCGTGTCGAACATTAACGACAACCGCGAGCGGCCGGGCCGGAACGCGACGAACTGGACGCTGAGCGCAGCACGCGGACACGGCGGCGGCGGGCCGAGCGTGGCGTCGATTACCGACCTCATTCCAGCGCCAAGCGACGGACAAATTCTTGGAAGCGTCGGTCCGAATTACGTTCCAAAGAATCTCGTCGCGGGCGCAAACATCACGATCAACCAGACTTCAACCGACATCACCATTATCGGCACCGAGGGACAGATCGAGCTGGAAGATGGAAGTGCGGCGGCGCCGTCTTTGTTTTTTGTCAACGACACCGACACCGGACTTTTCCGAGTCGGTGCAAATACGCTCGGCATCGCAGTCGGTGGAACGCAAGCGGCGGCAATCAGCTCGGCGACGTTTGCCATCACGCCAAACACCACGATTGCAGGAACGCTGACGGCCAACGGCACGTCGATTCCGGCGAGCAAGACGCTTGTCGTGACGACCGACAAGATTTCGGCACTTGCTGCCACGACTTCGGCAGAGCTGGCCGGCGTAATTTCCGACGAGACCGGCAGCGGCTCTCTGGTCTTTGCCAGCTCGCCAACACTGGTGACGCCTGACCTGGGGACGCCAAGCGCTTTGGTCGGCACGAACATCACCGGCACCGCGGCAGGCCTGACCGCCGGCAACGTGACCACGAACGCCAATCTAACCGGCGACGTGACGAGCGTCGGCAACGCCACGAGCATCGCGGCGGGCGTCATCGTTGACGCGGACATCAACGCGAGCGCGGCCATCGTTGACACGAAGCTCGCGACGATCAGCACGGCGGGCAAAGTCAGCAACTCGGCAACGACCGCGACCTCGGCAAACACCGCCTCGGCAATCGTCGCACGCGACGCGAGCGGCAACTTCACCGCCGGCACGATCACGGCGAATCTCACCGGCAACGTCAGCGGATCTTCCGGCAGCACGACCGGCAACGCGGCCACGGCTACGGCTTTGGCGACCGGGCGCACGATTGCCATCACCGGCGATCTTGCCTACACCTCGCCGAGCTTCGATGGCACCGGCAACGTCACGGCGGCGGGCACGCTTGCGACCGTGGCAAGCGCTGGAACGACGGGCAGCTCAACCGCGATTCCGATCGTAACGATCAACGCGAAAGGCCTGACGACTTCAATCACGACGGCTGCGGTCATTGCGCCGGCCGGAACGCTCTCGGGCAACACGCTCGCAGCCGGCGTCACCGCCTCATCGCTGACCTCGCTCGGCACGATTGCCAGCCTGACCGCCACGGCCGGCACCGTTGCGACCACGCCGACGGCTTCGACCGACATTGCGAACAAGCTCTACGTGGACACCGTCGCGCAAGGCCTCGACGCAAAAGCTTCATGCGTCGCAGCCACGACGGCGGACATTACGCTGAGTGGAGCGCAGACAATCGACGGCGTCAGTGTAGTCGCGGGAAATCGCGTGCTGGTAAAGAACCAGACGCTCTCGCAGAACAACGGGCTTTATCTCTGCGCCTCGGGATCGTGGACACGCACGACTGACGCGAACACGTGGGACGCGCTAACCTCGGCTTTCACGTTCATTGAGCAGGGCACGACGAACGCCGATTGCGGTTTCGTCTGCACGGCCAACGCCGGCGGCACGCTTGGAACGACGGCTCTGCCGTGGTCGCAGTTCTCGGGCGCCGGCACGTTCACCGCCGGCACCGGGCTGACGCTCACCGGATCGGTCTTTTCGCTTACCTCGCCGGTCGCAGTGGCCAACGGCGGCACCGGGCTGACGAGTCTCGGCTCCGGCGTTGCGACGTTCCTCGGGACGCCATCGAGCGCGAATCTCGCGGCGGCGGTCAGCGATGAAACGGGAAGCGGCGCGCTGGTGTTCGCATCCAGTCCAACCCTCGTGACGCCGACTCTCGGCGCAGCGACTGCCACCTCTCTAAACGGCGTGACCCTTACGGGCACGAGCACGCCAGCGCTTTCAGTCACCGGCACGGCGTCGGTCAGCGGAACGAATACCGGCGACCAGACGACGATTACGGGCAATGCTGGGACCGCGACGATTTTGCAGACCGCGCGCAACATCAACGGCGTGAGCTTCAACGGAAGTGCCGACATCACGGTTGCCGCAGCGGCTGGAACCCTGACGGGCGCAACCCTCGCGTCTGGCGTTACGGCGTCCTCGCTGACATCGCTTGGCACCATTACGAGTCTGACGGCAACAGCGCTCACCGTAAACGACAACACGACCCTCGGCAGTAGCAACTCGGACACAGTTAATTTCAACGCTCGCGTGGCGTCTGACCTCAACCCATCGACCGACGACACCTACGACCTCGGCGTGACGGGCCACGAGTGGCGCAATCTGAACATCGACGGCACGGCCAACATTGACTCGCTCGTGGCTGACACGGCGGACATCAACGGCGGGACGATTGACGGGACGGCCATCGGAGCCACGACGCCAGCGGCAGGAAATTTTACGACGCTAACAACTCTCGCTGGTGCAGTGGCAGCCACCGGAGATGCACTCGCGCTCACACTCCGTCAATCCGGCGACGGCGGCGT